TTACCTTCAGATACACAAGGAGCAGATTCACGCTTACAAGTACGCTTTTACAAGAAATCCGTACAACAAGAGCAAGAATCCATAGAAGCTGGCAGACCAATCTACAAAGACTTTGACTTTGTTCATATTTGCGTTGCTGGCGATACACTAACCGAAATTGACACTTACGCCTTACAAAACCACAAGCAACGCTTTCCTATTCAATGGGCTAACTATATGAATAGACAAGGTGCTAATACTGAGGAAGTAGTGGGAACACCTTTATCAGAGTGGCCTTTGGTATCAAAAAGCCAAGCTGAAGAACTACGGGGAATTAAGTTTCAAACGGTAGAATCTATTGCACACGCTTCAGATCAACAGTTACAGCGTATGGGAATGATGGCAGGAATGTCACCTTATGCGTTTCGTGACAAGGCAAAGGCATTTTTAAATCTAGCAACAACGGCAGCAGAAACTGACAAGCGTGAACAAGAAATTAACGCTTTAAAAGAAGAACTTGCCAAAAAGGAGCTAGAAACTGCTAAAATGAAACAAGAAACAGATGCGAAGCTGGCTTTGATGCAAGAACAAATGGCCACTATACTTGCTGCTGTTGGTGAAAAGAAACCCCGTAAAACTAAAGCGGTAGCCACAGAGGAAGCTTAATATGTCATCAACAATGCTTGAACTTGTACAACAAGTAACTAGTGAACTTAACTTAGCAGTACCTACATTCGTAGCAGGTAATTCTAGCCAAGATGTGCAACAGATTCTTGCTTTGATGAACCGTGCAGGGTATGACCTGATTAAAGAACATAACTGGCAAGCATTGGAGTTGGAATATCGTTTCTATACAAATGCAATCACTACTACCTGCGATACTATAAATGGTACTTATGACCTGTTAAATGTAGCTAATACGACAGGCTTAAATAACAATTACAGTATTGTAGGTACAGCAATTCCACAAGACACTTATGTTGAATCTGTAGCTGGAGCAACGGTAACTACTAGCCAATTAGCCTCTGCAACGAGCATTGGTGGCACGGTTACATTTAGTCAGACCAAGTATCCATTACCACCTGACTACGAAACTATTACAGATAATACCCATTGGGATAAGACTAAACATTGGCAGATGCTAGGGCCAGTAGATGCTCAACAATGGCAATGGCTTAAATCAGGTTATATTTCAACAGGCCCACGAGTTCGTTGGAGAATCTTAGGTAATCAATTTGAAATTTGGCCACCATACAACACATTAGAATATTTAGGCTTTGAGTATCGCTCTAAGGGTTGGGTAAGAAGTGCTACAAACCAAGTAAAGAATAGCTTTACTGCGGATACTGATACATCTGTGTTAGATGATTCAATCATAGTATTGTTGACAAAGCTCAAATACTTCCAAATCAAATCGTTTGACACTACATCCTTACAACTTGATTACAACCGTTATTTGAATGTTGCCAAGGCTAATGACAAGGGATCAGCTACATTATCCTTTGCTCCACAGCCAAGTGCCGTTCTTATTGGTTGGGCTAATATTCCCGACACTGGTTATGGTAGCTAACCATGTCAGTACCTAAGAGATTTACCGCTAAGACAACCTCTTTAGCTTCCCCTATTGGTGGGTGGAACGCTAGGGATTCATTGGCTGAAATGCAACCGTTAGATGCGGTTACTTTAGTCAACTTTTTTCCTACACCAACTGATGTAACCCTCAGAAAAGGTTATACAAAGGCTTCTATTGGCATCACAGGCAATGTGGAAACATTGATGAATTATGCCAATGCTGATGGCACAAGCACTCTTTTTGCTATTGCTAACGGTGTTATTTATAACGCATCAACTTCTACTGCAACCTCTGTATTTACAGGTTTGACCAATAGTCAATTCCAACATTGCATGATTTCTACTGCTGGTGGACAGTTCTTAGTAGCTGTTAACGGAGTAGACCCAGCGATTGTTTATGACGGTACTCGTTGGTACAAAATGGCAGATACAACAACTGCACAGACAATCAGCACCATTACAAAAGGTGGCACAGGCGATCTCACAGCAACCTTAACAACAGCTTCTGCTCATGGATTGGTAACAGGTAATCGTGTTACTATCACAGGTGCTACAGAATCTAATTACAACGGCACTTATTACATCACGGTTACAAGTCCGACTGTTTTCACTTACACAATGGCTACCGCACCATCGGCTAATGCCACGGTAGTAGGCACTTACTCAGTATTGGGTATTACAGGCGTTAACAGCAATACTTTTGTTAATGTGAATATGTGCCAAGATAGATTGTTCTTTGTAGAGAAAAACACTTTAAATTTTTACTATTTAAATGTGGAATCTATTGGTGGTGCAGCTTCTAAATTCCCATTAGGCTCAATTGCACGATCAGGTGGCTATCTACAAGCAATGGGAACATGGACTTTAGATGCTGGTTATGGCGTAGATGACTTGTCAGCTTTTGTTACTAGCATGGGCGAAGTCATTGTTTATAAAGGAACTAATCCTAGTGATGCGACTGCTTGGAGTTTAGTGGGCGTATGGCAAATGGGCCAAACCTTTGCTCGCAGATGTTTCTTTAAGTTTGGTGGCGATTTATTGCTACTTACTCAAGACGGTCTTGTGCCAATGTCTGCTGCATTGCAATCATCACGCTTAGACCCTAGAGTAAACATTACAGATAAGATTTTCTTTGCGGTTAGCCAAGCCGCTACCCAATATGCTACAAACTTTGGTTGGCAGATTAACTATTACGCTAGTGAGAATATGTTAATTCTTAATATCCCTACGGCTAATGGTAAAGAGCAATATGTCATGCACACCATTACAAAGTCATGGGCTAGATTCACAGGCATTAATGCTTTCTGTTGGGAAACATCAGGTGATAACAAGATTTACTTTGGCTCTAGCGGATTCGTAGGAAATTTTTATGCAGCCTCATCCGATGGTGGTAACAATATTGTTGCAACTGCACAACAAGCCTACAGCTATTTTGACACTCGTGGCCAACAGAAACGCTTTACCCTAGTAAGACCTATCCTACAGACAGATAATGGCTTACCGACTGTTTTATGCGGTATTAGCACGGATTTTGAAACAGTACCACTTACTACGCAGATAGCTTTTAACCCATCTATTACCAATACTGGTATTTGGGATACATCTTTATGGGATGAGGCTAATTGGGGTGGTGAAGTGACAACTACTAAGTTTTGGCAAGGTGTTAGTGGATTGGGCTTTGCTGGATCAATTAACATCAATGTGGCATCCCAAGGCATTGAATTCCGTTGGACATCCACAGATTATGTCATGGAGCTAGGTGGGGTTCTTTGAGGACTATTGTTACTGAAAATCAGGATTTTATGCGTTCTTGGGTTGAGCGTATGTTGTTTCAGAAGTTTGGTGAGGAAGCTAGGTTTATAGGGCAAGAAAAAGACGGTAATTTGGTAGCTGTAGTAGCTTTTACTAACTTTATCCCTAATGCCTGTGCTATGCACATAGCTTCTGTAGGTGAAAATTGGATGTCAAAAGATTTATTATGGGCGTGTTTTGATTACCCCTTTAACAAATTGGAAAAAAAGGTTATATTAGCGACTATGGAAGCATCAAATGATGAAGCCATAAAACTAAACCGACACCTTGGTTTCCAAGATAAAGCGTTAATTGAAGATGCCCATGAAAATGGAGATTTACTTTTAATGGCGATGAGAAAAGAAGATTGCAAATGGTTAAATCTTCAATGCTCATTAAGCAAGAAACTAGGAGATTAATATGGGTGGTGGTGGCGGTTTATTAGGTGGGGTTACAGGTGCTTTGTTTGGTAAGCCCGATATTCCTGCAACTCCTGATTACACAGGTGCAGCACAAGCGACTGCTTCAGGCAACTTAGATGCGGCAAGAGCGGCTACAGCGGCTAACCGTGTAAACCAAGTCACGCCTTATGGCACTTTACAATATTCAGTAACTGGTCAAGACCCTTACGGAAATCCAACATGGACTTCTACAAGTGCGTTAAGTCCTGACCAACAAGCTTTATACGATTACGATATTGCAAGCTCTAAAGGTTTAGGGCAACTGCAAAGTAAAGGTTTAAGCTATGTCAGCAATATGCTAGACAAACCTTTTGACACTAGTGGATTACCTTCTACTGGCATCAATGCTGGCGAACAAATGTCTGAATCTATCATGCGTAGACTTCAGCCAACTTTGGCAATGGAACAAAAGCAATTTGATACAAACATGGCTAACCAAGGTATACCTTTGGGTTCAGAAGCCTATCAAAACGCCAAAAGAATGTTTGATGAACGCCAAAACGACAGATTGGTTAGCTCAATTATTCAAGGCACACAAACAGGATTACAAGCTCGTGGTCAAGGCTTTAGTGAGCAAGCTTATCAGCGTAACGAACCGATTAACACGCTTAACGCTGTTAGATCAGGTTCACAAGTTACCAATCCTAACTCATTCTTTGTTAGTGCACCGCAACAAGCCACAACTGCTGGTGCTGACTACTTAGGTGCGGCAGGTATGACAGGAAACGCTGCAATTGCAGCAGCTAACGCTGAAAACGCACAAAGAAATGCAATGATTCAAGGTTTATTTAGTATTGGTGCGTCTAAAGCAGGGAGCAAATAATGTATTCAAGTAATAATTACATGGGTATGCAGAATTTACAAGGTGTTGCACCTGTAATGCAAAACCTTCAAGGTCAACAGTCATCTGCTCAACAAGCTTTATCTCAAGGTGGTCAATTAGCTGCACAAGCTCTTGGCACACCACAGCAAATACAAATGGCTAAAGCGTTGCGACAAGGCAATCCTAATCAACCACAAACGACACAATTGTCATTAGATCAAATGATGGAAATTGCAAGATTAGGCTCTAACCCATTCTCATCAACTAGCGATTACGCTACTGGTGCAAATGGTTGGGGTAACTACGGAGAATAAAATGGCAGAACCAATCCTACCTGAAATGCAAGACATTACTCGCCAAAGAGAAATGGCGAAGTTATTACTACAAAAAGGTTTGACAGATAACTTACAAGGTCAAATGGTAAGTGGTCGTTATGTCGGTGCTTCTCCGTGGCAAGGTATTGCTAACATTTATTCAGCCTATAAAGGTAGAGAATTAGCCACCGAAGCAGATAGAAAACAACAAGAATTAGCTGAAATGTTACGAGCTGAAGGCGATAAAGACTTAATGGCTTATGGTGAAGCGGTTACGCCTAAACCAGCAGTTGAAGGTGGTATTTATGGGCCTGACAACAAACTTACTACTCAGACTACTGCTGATATGTTTGGCGGTAACATGGAATTAAATCCTCAATATAAAGAAGTTGCTGCACAAGAGGCTGTTGAGCCTGATTATGCTACAGGTATGAGAATTCTTAGAAAATCTAAAGACCCTGAAACAAGACAATTAGCTAAATTGCTAATGGCAGATCAAATGAAAACTCTTATATTGCCTGAAGGTTCTACAGCAATTCGTGGCTCTTTATTTGGTAAAGGTGGCCAAACTATTGAAGGTGCTCCAAAAGAACCAACGGAATATAAAGAGTATGTAAAGGCTTCAGACCCAAGAAACCCTAATTCATTTAAAGGTTCGTTTTTTGAATATCAACAGGCTCTTAAAAAAGCTGGTGCAAGCACTCAAACAATGAATACTGGTAAAGATTTTACAGGCCAAGTTGGTGATATTGGTAAAGAATCACGCATTTCAGCTATGGGTGCAGTTCAAACTGCTGATGCTGCTAATAGAATTATTCAAGCTGTAGACAGCAATAAATTAATTGCTGGAGTTGGGGCTGATGTACGATTGGCAGGTGCTCAACTAGCTGATGTTTTAGGTTTAGGTGGTGAAGGCACAACTCAAAAGATTGCTAACTCAAGACAAGCTATGCAAGGCTTGGCACAGCTTACTTTGCAAGGTCGTAAACAAATGCGTGGCGAGGGTGCTATTACTGAATCTGAAGGTGCATTGGCTCAAAGAGCTATGTCAGGCGATATTAACTTTACTAAAGGTGAAATTCGTCAATTGGCTGAAGCTGCCAAGCGTTCTGCTAAGTTCCAATATGATATGCATCAAAACATTATTAACACTATGAGGGCTGACCCAAGCACTAAACCGTTAATTCCTTATTTTGATGTACCAGCAGATGTAAATATTTTTGCACCAAGAGCAGTTGGCGGTCAAAGTTCAGTTAAAGACGCTGCTGATGCAATTATTAGGGGTCAATAATGGCAACTTCTGAAGAATACGCATCATGGATTGTCAAGAATCAAACCCTTAAAGGCACTCCACAATTTGACACAGTAGCTAAAGCTTATGAAGAAGCTAAGGCTGAAGAATCTTTGATGGCTGGTCAAACTGAAAGCGTATTGACAGGCGGTCAAGGTGAATCATCATTAGGCCGTAAATTTGCACAAAGTTTTGGCAAAGGTGCTGCTGGTTTAGTTGATTTAGTTGCTGGTGCTCCTGAAAACTACCGAAGAATGGCTGAGTATTTTACAACTGAAAATATGCCAGTACCAAGAACATCAACACCAGCAAGAACGGCATTAACTCAAGCTGGGGTATTTAAACCTGAAGCTGAGTTCAATACGCCTATTGGTCGTGTAGCTGGTTTTACAACAGAATTAGCTGGTGGCGGTGGTATTAATCCACGAAATGTGGTTAGGGCTGGTCAAAGTTTGGTTGGTAGTGGATCACTAAAGCCTTTAGATTCATTTTCTCGTTTAGGTAGAGATGTTTCTATGACAGGTGTAACTGGAGTTGCTGGCGGTACTACATCTGAAGTATTGCGTGATATTGGTGTTGAAAGCCCTGTAGCTCAGTTTTTAGCAACTGCTGGAGTTATGGCTGCTAGCGGTTCACCTTTAGCTTTGCGTTCAACGGCTGGTGAAATTGCTAAATCAGGATTTCAAAACATTACACCACAACAAATTAAACAAGCTGATGATCTTTTAAAGTTTTCTTATCAACAAGGCAACAGATTAACCGCAGCAGAAGCATTGGCACAGGTAACTGGTACTAATCCACTTATTGCTACTCAGCGTGTTGTTGAAAATATGCCAAGAAGTGCCTCAACAATGTCTAATTTTATGAATGTAAGACCACAAAGCAATGTGGAATTTATGGAAAGAACATTGGCACAGGTAAGCCCAAGAGTAGAAGGTGCTGAAAGAGGATTGCAAAGAACTGCTGAACAATCAATTAATACTGCAGAAAAGCTAAGAACTCAAGCATCCGCACCTTTTTATCAAGAGGCTGGCAAAGTTGCCATTTCTAAAGACGAATTATCAGGTTATTTATCTGATCCTAGAATTAAAGGGGCTGTGGATAAGGTTCGCTCTGTTGACACTTATGGCGTTAAGAATATGCCTGAGAACGATATGCGAGTGCTTATTGCTGCCAAACAATCGTTAGATGATGATTATGCAAGCCAAATGAACGCTATGACAGGTTCTCAAAAGAACGCTGGTGCAGTAACTTATGCAGCTAGAGATAAATTAGACAAGTTTTTGGTTACTAAATCACCTGTTTACAGACAAGGCCGTGACATTTACAGCCAAGTTACAACTGATGTAGTAAATCCGCTAACTCAAGGGCGTGTTGGTCAAATTGCTGAGGGTGGTGTTGGTGAAACAGGTATGAGAACACAGCAAGGTGTTTTAATGCCAACAAACCCACAAGTAACAACACCAAAAGATATTAAAGCAACGGTTCAAGCTTTGCGTAGACAAGACCCTAATTCAGTTTCAGCTTGGACTCGTCAAAGTTTAGAAGGTATTTTTAACGAAACTGCCCAAAAGCTACAAAGCGGTGAAAATCAATTTGGTGGTGCTAAGTTTGCATCCACTATCGCTGGAAACAAGCAACAGCGTGAAAACCTTAAAACATTAGTAACAGAATCATCAGGTATGCAAGCATGGAATGGATTTGAAAAGATGCTTGATGTTATGGAAGCCCAAGGCAAACGACAGCCAATGGGTTCTGCTACAGCATTTAACCAAATGACTGCCGAACAATTTAAACAAGGTGGCGTTGGTAAATTAGCAACCACGGCAGCAAAACCATCACAACTAGCCAATGCTTATGATGAATTCCGTATGGGTAAAAACGCTCAATTACTAGCTAAATTATTGACCGACCCTGATGGTATTAATAAACTAAAAGAAATATCTAATAACGCTCCAAATTCAGCTAAAACTAGACTTTTGGTTAATTCATTAATTGGTGGTTATGTAGCACAAAAACCTGAAATTACAGAGGAGAATCAATAATGTCACGCAATGGTACGGGAATTTACAATCTCCCAGCAGGCAACCCCGTAGTAACCAACACCACAATTAGTTCTACATGGGCTAATACCACGCTTACAGATATTGCTTCAGCCTTAACTGGATCAGTAGCTTCTGACGGTCAAACGCCAATGACAGGCAATTTGGACATGAATAGCCGTAAAGTAGTCAATATGGCTAACGGTACTGTATCTACTGATGCTATCAATTTAGGTCAATTAACTACTGCATTTACAAACCCTACATTTACTGGCACAGGGTTCATGCTTATCCCTAAAGGAACGACAGCAGAACGACCTGTAAGCCCTGTAAACGGTGAAATCCGTTATAACACCACTACTTCACAGTTTGAAGGCTATCAAGGTGGTGCATGGGGGCAATTAGGTGGTGGTGCTACAGGTGGTGGCCCTGACGAGGTATTTGTTGAGAATTCTAGGGTTGTGACTACAAACTACACATTATCTACAGGTAAATCAGCAGAATCAGTCGGCCCAATCACAGTAAATAGTGGTATCACAGTGACGATACCTAGTGACGAAAGATGGGTAATACTTTAAAATATAAGAAATTAGAGGATAAATTATGGCAACTACCCTTAACGCAGGAACAGCATCAGGTGGTGCGGCAATATCAGCCGATACTACAGGCATCCTAGCACTTCAATCAGGCTCAACTCCTACTACTGCTGTAACGATTGATACATCACAGAATGTGGGTATTGGTACTGCTAGTCCTACTCCCTATAATGCAGGTGCTAAAGTATTACAAGTAAACTCAGGAGTAGCTAACTCTGAATTTAAACTTACAAATAGCACAACAGGCAATAGTGCTTCTGTAGGTTTGAATCTTATCCAAAGTGGTAACGATACTTACATTTACAATGCCTCTAATAGCTTTATGGCTTTTGGAACTAACAATGCAGAACGGATGCGTATTGACTCTAGTGGTAATGTTCTAGTAGGAACTACAAGTGGTGTTGCAAAACTTCATGTTTTAGCTAATGCGGCAGTAGTTGATCCAGTTACAGTTTCAAATTCTGATAGCGGTTCAGGAAGTCAATTTGCAATTGTCTTTAGAAGAAACACAAGCACAGTTGTTGGCTCAATTCAAACAACTAATGTGACAACATCCTATAATGTCACCTCTGATTACCGATTAAAAGAAAATGTAGCACCTATGACAGGTGCGTTAGCTAAAGTAACTGCTCTTAAACCTGTTACTTATAGTTGGAAATTAGATGGTTCTGCTAGTCAAGGTTTTATTGCCCACGAACTTCAAGCTGTTGCACCTGAGTGCGTAACAGGAGAAAAAGATGAAGTAGAAACTTATCTTGATGAAGATGGTAAAGAACAAACTAGACCTAAATATCAAGGTATTGATACTTCATTCCTAGTCGCAACTTTGACAGCCGCCATTCAAGAACTAAACGCTAAAGTAGATGCACAAGCATTAGAAATTCAAGCTCTTAAAGGAGTAGCATAATGCCTTACGGAACAATAAATGTAGATAAAGTTGTAGATACTAGCGGTGGCATATTAGCTCCTATTAGCTCAGTATTTAGAAATAGAATCATCAATGGTGCAATGATGATTGACCAGCGTAATGCTGGTGCTAGTGTTACTGCTGATGATGGTGTTTTTATTGTTGATAGATGGAGAATGGAAAATACTCAATCATCTAAATTAACAGGACAACAAAATGCTGGTTCTGTAACACCGCCAGCTGGCTTTAAAAATTATTTAGGACTAACATCATCTTCAGCTTATTCTGTTTTATCAGGTGATTATTTTTGCGTAAACCAAATTATTGAAGGTTTTAATGTTACCGATTTAAACTGGGGAACTGCTAACGCTCAAACAGTAACTCTTAGTTTTTGGGTTCGTAGCTCATTGACTGGAACTTTTGGCGGAACATTAGCAAATTCTGCTTCTAATAGGTCTTACCCATTTACTTACACAATTTCATCTGCAAACACTTGGGAACAAAAATCAGTAACCATTGCTGGCGATACAAGTGGTACTTGGGTTACTGATAACGGTGCTGGCTTGCGATTGCGTTTTGGTCTTGGTGTGGGAACTACATATAGTGGAACTGCTGGAGCATGGTCAGGCTCTGTTTTGTTATCAGCCACAGGTGCAACATCAGTAGTAGGAACTAACGGAGCTACCTTCTACATCACAGGTGTTCAACTAGAAAAAGGCTCTACTGCTACTAGCTTTGATTACAGACCTTATGGTACTGAGTTAAATCTTTGCCAAAGGTATTGTTATGTAGTATCAACGGCTGGCGGATATTCAGCTTATGGAACAACAGGTCAGTTTGTAAGCACTACTAGAGTAGATTTCCCAATACTTTTCCCAACTTATATGAGAAGTTCTCCTACAGGAACTTACTCTGCCGCTAATACATTTTTACCATCAAGTGCTGGTGCAGATTTTACTCCCTCTGCCGTAGCTACTGGCGGTGGTTCTGCAAGTTCACAAGCTATTTCTGTTACTTTTACAGTTAGCGGTGCAACTGCTGGTAGAGCCGCAACTTTAACAGATTTAAATACAACAACATCTAAAATGACATTTAGTGCGGAGTTATAAAATGTATAAACTTTATTTAAATGATAGAACTAACGAACCTTGCATGGTTCAACGACTATCCGACAATGCTTACATCCCATTTGACCCAGCCAACACAGACTACCAAGCCTTTTTAGCGTGGATCGCTGAAGGCAACACCCCAACACCAGCAGACACAGGAGAAACATTGTGAGCCTAATCCTTGACGGAACTAACGGACTATCTGATGTTGATGGATCAGCATCTACCCCAGCTATAAGGGGTACAGATACTAATACAGGCATATTCTTCCCAGCAGCCGATACTATTGCTTTTGCTGAAGGCGGTGCTGAAGTAGCTAGATTTGATTCAAGCGGTAACTTAGGTATTGGTACTTCTACACCAAACGCTAATTCTAAATTAACTCTTAGAGATGGGACTGCGGCTTCTTTATATTTTGGAAGCGATGGTTCAGGTGGTGACCAAGCCTACATAGCCCTACAAAAGTCAGCAGATGGTTTAACTTTTGGTGTTGAAAACAGAGGTTTTGTTTGGAAAACTGGTAGTGCTACTGTATTAGGTGGCACAGAACGCATGAGAATAGATAGCTCTGGTAGATTGCTTTTAAATACTACAAGTTCATTTGCTGATGGTTTGCAATGTGTTCAATTTGCTGGTGCAACTCAAAATGGCATTGCTTTAAGAACTACTCTTGCTTCAACAGGCTCAAACTACCTTCATTTTTCAAATTCTGCTGGAAGCACAACAGGATTTGTAACACAGAATGGAACAACAACTGTTTCTTACACAACATCATCAGACTATCGCTTAAAAGAAAATGTAGCTCCAATGACAGGAGCGTTAGCTAAAGTTTCTGCTTTAAAACCTTGCACTTATACTTGGAAAGAAGATGGTTCTAGTGGTCAAGGATTCATAGCCCATGAGCTACAAGAAGTATGTCCTGATGCAGTAGTTGGCGAAAAAGATGCTGTGCAAATTTACACAGATGAAGATGGCAATGAGCAAACTAAAATTAAGCCACAAGGCATTGATACTTCATTCTTAGTAGCTACACTAACTGCCGCTATTCAAGAACAACAAGCCATCATTACAGACCTAAAAGCTCGCTTAGAGATATTGGAAGCTAAATGATGGCAACTATTAACGAAACCGATGCAAGACTAAGCACTCACGAAGAAGTCTGTGCATTTAGATATGAATCCATCAATGCTCGTCTTAAAAGATTAGAGCAAATTTTGATGGGATCAGCCGCTTTTATTATTGCAAGTTTATTGGCGATAGTGGTAAAGCTATAAGTGAAGGATTTACTGCCGCAAATATTAGCGTATGTCAGCAGTCCATTTAGACTGTTTGCCATCGTTATTATGGCGGTACTAACCTTTACTGGTTACT